GAGGTGCCGACCGCAAGGTCCAGTAAGAACTCGCCCATCGCCAGGTCGAAGCCTGATTGCATCATCACGGCAAACATTTTTTCAGTGTAGAAGTCTAGGACTTGCTGGGCCTCAATCTTTTGCTCTTCGGGAATATCATTGCCCGGTTGCAAACGGCACCAAGGACGCTGAGGAGGAAACAGCGAGGACTGAATACGGTTCGCAAATCTGGCGGTTGAGTGAATAGCGGTGCTGTCGAAGACACGGCGCATCTTGTTTTGCCCAGGTGTGCCACTCTCAGCATCTTTCAGCGTAGCCGTCGTAGAGGTTTCTCATGGGCAGACAAAATTCATACGCCTCTTCATAGATTGAACGCCACTCTTCTTTGTGAGCGTTGCACCGGGCGTACCGCTTCTTAATGTCCTCGACCGAGAGTACCATTACTTACCCTTTTTTACCTTCTTTGTCGGCTTTTTGGGCGGCTTTTTTTGACCGTACATCATCTTTACCTTTCGTGTGTTTGGGATTGCGGCGGTATGTTTTCATCTTCACCCTCGCGGGTTCCGGCCAGAGCCTAGAATGCGGGAAAGGACTTGCCGACCGGGTCCGGCATCACCGGGTGCCACGCCTTGGGCCATCAGCATACGCCGCCCGCCGGTGCGCTTGGACCGTTTGCGGGCCTGTATCTTTCGTTGCTCGGTTGCCTCTTGGCGTTCTGCGACCTGTTCTTGCCGAGAAATGGTATCATCGGCATCGGTTTCAGCCACCGTGGGTGTGGGTGGTGGTGCCTTGCTACTGAATAAACCGCCCATCAAACAATCTCCCGTACATGTAGTAGTCGGCACCGTCAGGACCGTAAGCCCGCATGGTGCCTTCGCGGGCAAAATAACAGCGTTCTGCCCACGTACAAGCCGTAGCATTTGATGAGTGTACACTAAACTGAAGCCTTTTTATCTTCATTTGCTTTGAAACGTGGTTAAAAAAGGCCAATGAACCACGATGCAGGGGCACAACCTTACGCCCAATGTCCTTGCTGGGTATCAGCCACGCCTCGCAAACACCCGGCCAAAGTTGCCAAACCCCAAACATGGCAGAGATGCCATCACGGTCCAAGACAGAAAACGCCAAGCCAGCGTTCGCGTAGGTCTCCAAGTACTGCTTGTAGTCCGCGAACAGTTCAATATTGGCGGCGTCGAACTCGTTGAGTTCGCACATGTCCAAATGATGGGGATACCAGCGGACCACACGGTTAGAACCCTGCATCCGCATCACTTCATTCAACTCAGCTATTGAAAACGTCAAAATCCAACACCTTTGCTTGCTTGAACGACCCGCCGGTAGGCATCGGGCGTTTCGTCATGATTTTATGCTCAGAACCTAAGAGACAATACCCCGCCGCATCGCCAACGTGGCTGTGTTCGTTTTTGTTTGGAGCATCTCTGAACCGTTCTTGCCCCGCGCCAATGCTGACACGCCGGAAGTGATACCCGCCGCCCAGAGACTTGCGAACTCTGATGCACTTTCTATCCACCAAGAACCCCGGCTTGCCATCAATCAACCTGCCCATCGGCATAGCCAACGCCTCTCTTCGCGTTTTGAAATCATTGGTCGCTGTAGGCTGGGCCAAGATGCCGTGCGTCTTCAAGTGGTCAAAAGACGTTGTCTCAAATATCTGGTCGCGCTGCATACCCGCCGGGTCACCCCACACCAAAATGCTGTAGCCAGGGAAACGCGAAGACAGGTCAGCCTTGAGCGAAGAACAAAACCGTTCTAGGCCCATCTCAAATGTCACCAACTCATGCAACACATGCCACCGGCCATTCTTCAATCTCTGAGCAAACACCGCCGCCGGGGTCAAACCAAAGTCCAAGCCAATGTGCAAAGGCAGGGACGGGTCAGGCTCCAAGTCAGCGGTCATCAGGTTATCATTGAACTCAGGCCAAACGGCCCGCCCTTCCTGCACAAACGTATACTTGCCCTCGGCATAGCACTGAATCCAATCCAAACGCTTGCCGCCCAGCAATTGCTCATAGTACCCGTCAGGCAAGTTGCCCAAGTTCTCAGCCTTGGGATTGGTCTGCCACCACTTGCCAGCTTGGAACATGAACCCCTTGGCCTCCGGCATATCGTCAGGCAGTTCCTCCAAGGGCACCTCAATCACACCGCCTGGCTGCTTGAAAAAGTCCCAGCGAAACTTGCCCCCAGGCTTTTCCTTCTCAGCTAAGTGGTAATAAAAATGGTCAGAATCCATCGGGTTGGTGTCTAAGATAACACCCCGCCAAGTGGTGCCCCCATCGGCTTTTGTCGGGTATCTGCCCACCCTATGCGTCAACCCGTCTATAATGCTTTTCGGCAATTCACGGCACTCATTAACCCACGCCCCAGTTAGTTCTAGGCTGAGAAGTTTACGAACGTCTTTGGGGTCATCCAGCGCCAGGAATATCACCTCCATATCAATCCCAGCGGCACCCTCTCGGCTCGGCAGCTTGATGTGATGCGTGATAGGCGGGCTATGCTTAACGTGCCCAAATGTCTCTTCGGGCAACAACTCCAGCCAGGTCTTGAGCGTAGTAGTCTTCAACATAGGATGCGTGTTGCGGACAATCGCCCACCGGCTGTACTTTATCCCGTCCCTCGGACTGGCCTTCTGAGCAACCGCCCGCCTAAATATTTCGGCGCAGCAAGCGTAACTCTTGCCAGACCCAACAGGCCCCATAATTCCCCTGACAAACGCATCAGATTTAAAGAACCTCGCCACAGTGGGCGAAGAACTGAAGTTCAGTTTTAAACCGGCTACTGGCTTATTCAAACGCTGACCCTCCACTATCCGGCTCAAATTTCTCAAAGCCCGCTAACTTCAACCTCGCCACATTGTCAGCGACAGGCTTGGGAACCGCCACACCGGGCGGCTCATAATCATAGCCAACATCTTCCCGATAATGATGGTACAACTTAGGCAACAAATACCCACACATTTTCAACTCACCAGCTAACCGTTCCATCTCTTGCTCCGGCCAATTACCCGCATCAATCGCAGACAACTCGCCGTTGGTCCGCTTCATCATGTCAAACAAAAACTCGGAGAGCTTTATCTTTTGCAAATGATTCATGCTGTATCCTTCAAACTAGTGTCAGCGGTAGCTATTAAGCGCCGGTTAAAGCCTGACCAATCCTCATCAACTAAACCTTTGCGAAGAACATAACTCACCATCTCCACACGGGCGTTTTGAAAAACCTCATCAAGTTTATCAGCTCTGGGAAACGCCAGTTTGCGGTTCGCGTTCTTTGAACTAAAAACGTGCATAAACGTAGACGTAGTTTGTATTCGCTTGTTGTAGCTTTGGTTCGTAACCAAATTGCCGTTCGAATATCTCTTCATCAACGACAGACCTATCGGTGGAAGCGCATTAAAGTCCAAGTCATTCATGTTCTTATAAAAGCGAAACGCATATTCGCTATCACCCTCAATTATTGCCGTCATCACCGCACATGACCTAATCATTGCACTTGACAAACCCCGCTGCTTCTTAGGCGCAAAAGCCAACAATTCCTCGGCTAAACGATGAATGTCGCTGTTCCAAACCCACTCATACTCAACCGGGGCTAATGATTTGTTTATCTTGTTAAGCATTGAAACAATAAAACGACAAATCGCACTCGACTCTGGACTCACACCGTACAAGTCCGAAACAGTGCGCCTCGCCCCTTGGTCTAGCACCTTGTAAACATCAGCGTTGTTAGTCACCGAACACTGAATGCGAATACTAACGCCCGACATCACACACGCAGACAATCGATGCTGGCCGTCATGCAACCAACCCTCAGCGTCAAACAACAAACCCTGATGCGTCAGTTCGAACTGGCCATTACGTATCATCCGAGTCAATTCTTGGACGTGTTGCCGCCGCACCTTCCGCTGGCCATCCCACACCTTCATCAAAATATCACGCGCAATAGACGGCGTAATTACAAACACACTCGACCCAGAGTTAGGTGCCATGCCCCTTATCTCCCGCAATGTCTCGCGCTCAATTTTGCTTAGAACTGTTCTAATCTCTTCACTCATCTTCTGTCCTCTCCTTGGTTTCAGTCTTCCCCGGCTCTTCCGGCATAATCATATCAATTGAAATTACAGACGGCTTATCCACCACCTTCTCGCTATCAAGCAGCCCCGCACTCTTGGCCAACATCTGTAAGACCCGCACCTTATCCACCATCTCAAACTCCATGATGTCACCGTGTGCAGTCGGCGTTATCTTCACCTTCTTAATCGCCGCCTTCACATGGTCGGGCACATCCTTGAACGCACGTATCCGCGCCTTGCCGTCCTCATCCCAGCTAACAACATCAGTCAATTTCGCAGAGGCTAGGCCGAGAAGTTCTAGGGCGAGTTCATCACGGTGGTCGTAAATTATGGAACTGCCACGCAAGCGCTTGGTAATCGCACCCATCGCCATCTTCGGCGGGCGGGGACCAGTACGCCCCCGCCTCTTCGGTTTGTCAGCCATCAGAACGGTATAGCGTCTTGGTCTAGGTCAGACCTCGGTGCAGCAGCAGCCTCACCAATCGGCGCAGAAAACGCACCAGTGGCTCCACCACCCGTATTCGCAACCGCACCAGCGCCCTGACCATCGTCCTCAAACAAACTCAGCCAAACCTCGCTGTCTTTATTCGGGAGAGGCGTTACGTCCAACTTAATCCGCATCTTGCCCTCCTTCTCAAATGCCGTGCCTATTCTCAGCCACATGGGCTTGTCTCGACCGGGAATGTCCTTGGCCTGTACAACTCTGTATCGCTTACTCATGGAATTTCCTTTCAGTGGAAAATGGGAAAATATTTCGGGAGGAGCCCCCCTATACGTGCGTGGGGGGCACCCCCCCCAAGGCCCGATTTTTGGCGTGGCCCGCACTCGCACACGCGCCGTATAAAACGGTGGGTCTGGACCAGCGGCAAACGTGGCGTTATTAACCCCCAGAAACCGCAGGAATGTGGACCTGTACAGATACCAATGGAACGACTGGTGTTTGTACACTACCATCTCGCAGCACCCGTGACCTTGCCTAGAATGGCGTTGATGTCTGGCCCTTGTGGCTTGTTGCCCTTCTTATTCTCAGCCTTCTGCGTGAACCATGCAAGCGAGACCGGCGGCTTCTTGTCTTGGCTGATGAACCATGCGGCTGTTGCCGTGGCGTCTGCAATGAACGTGTCCTCGGTGTATCCCATGTTCAGCACTGCCGCTGCTATCGATACCTGCCGGTCATCGTACTGCCAGCGTATCCCGGTGGCCTCTTGGAATACTACACCATAGGCTGCACAGATGGCACGACATGCACGTTCAGGCTGATGGCTGCCTTGCGGGCGCGTAGGCATGTGAGACTTGCTTTTCTTTCTTTCTTCAACAATCCCATTTATACTATTCTTATCTTCTAGTTTAGTATTACAGTTTAGCATTAGCCCCACCTTATATTCAGACATTAGCTGGGGCTTATATTTGGGGTCATCAGATTGAGGTGAGTTATTAGCTGGGGCTAATGTTTCA